GGGGATCTAACTTGAACTATTTTATCTCCTGGAATACCATAAGACATTGCTATTTGTTTTTTTTCTTCAAATGTAAAGGGAGATCGCTCAGGGTCAGTTTTATCTGAAGTAGCTATATAAGTATCTTCAACTCCAAACTTATTGGCTAATAATTTGTATGCCTCATAATGGTGGGGGCCGAAAGGTTGAAACCTTCCTGGATAGATGGCAACTGTTTTTTCCATAAATAAAAATGTCTTTGATTATAAATATTAGCGAACTAGCGAAAGCTTCCGCTTTATTATATTACTGTAAGTTAGTTGTTTAGATGAATGTAAAATATTGATTATATCTACAAATTCTGTGTCGTTAGGATCTTTATCCCCAAAATCCAATATAAATACTTCCTTACCAAAACCTATTAATTTTTCAGCATATTCGAGAGCGTTTTTCATAGCATCTGCATCCAAGGCTAAATAAATTTGTTTAACAGATGGTGATATAAGTTTTGACATGAGATTGTCATGTATTTTTTTACCATATAGAGGTATTGCATTTCTTTTAATAGATATAGCATCTAATGGAGATTCACATAATATTATAGGTAAATCCCAATTTATATAAAATTCAAAACCTATCATGTCCTTGTTGGCTCCTTTAGGTTGTCTGTGTTTTATATAGCTGTCTGCTAAGAACGAACGCCCAACAAAATAATTTAAATCACCTTCTGAATTATATGAAGGAAATATAATCATATTTTTATATAAACCACTATCGCAATATCCTATATTATATTTAATACAATCTAACTGTGTTAATCCCCTAATTTCTGTAAGGTATTTAATCGCTAGTAAATGAAAATTATCGTTAGTTGTAGGGTATAAAGGTTTAAATTCTTGAGGTAATTGTAAGGAATCTTCCTTAACGTATATTTTTTTCTTTTTAAAATTGTACGATTTATTTAAATCATGTAATCTTGAAAAATGGGTAGGAGATGCGTTCGTTTTTTTAAGGATTCTATACGCCTTATGTCCTTTGAAACCACACACCCAACATTGGAATTTTTGTGTGGGTAAATTGATAGATAATTTCTTCTTATGATGTTTACAGGATGGGCAGTGAAATAGAGCTTCATCCCCATCTCGTGTCATAGTGGCTCCCCCTAATACACCTTCTAATATCTCGATCAATTGTTGTTCCTTCATGTTTTTTAATTCATGTGTTCCATGTTGTTTCAACATAAACACCCAATGTTGGGAAGATACGAATCCTATCTTAGGTATCCAAATTTTCTATGAAATCTTTTTTGAAATATCTTCCTTCGATGTTATCGTTGAAGTATCTTTCATTTTCAAGTACCTCCAGAGTAAAGAGATATTTATTTTCTAAGTAAGTTAAACGTTTTTTTTCAAAAGCCAACTCTAATATTTCACGTATAAAATTGTGTTCTCCTTCTTCTTTTAAGAGTTTTTTAACTTCTGCGTGCGAACCATAGTAGGTTTTCCAATCTGACTCTTTTTCTACTCTCTTATAGACTGGGGGTCTTCCTTTACCTTCCCAAAGTGCCTTTTCCTTCTTACCTAATTTCTTCTTAAGGTTGTAAATTAATTGTTTTTTACCAATGTAACATTGATCTGTAGGGATGTATCTCGTTCTATATACGAAACCGAAAGTACCCTCTGGTAAATCCTCGATGGAATTTATTTGTTCTCCTTTATATAACCACATTATCTATCAAATCGTACAATGAAATTGGTTTCTATTTTGTTTGGCATTTTTACTGGTTGGCCTAATTTACCAACTGCCAATAAGTCACCTTCATTGTCATATAAACCTATTGCTGTTACGTAAGGTCTAAAAGCAGACCCTGTCGTAAAATCAGCCAATTCTGCTACTTCATCTGAAGGTAGTTTTCTGGCCGTAATATTATTCGTATAAAGAAAATCTTCAGTACCCACATTACAGATATATTCATTTTCCCATATGGCATGAGAACCATTAAATTGAATAGAATAACTGTGAGATATTGAACTTGAAACAAATAAAACATCCTTATAGTTTGGATTTGTTATAGTAGCAAATCCATGTTCATAAAATACATTACCTACGTTAGGAGTATTTATAATAGATTCACTTATTGCCGTGATATTCGTTGATTTAAGCGCAGAATCAAATATCATTATGTGTTCCATTGAACCCGTATAAAAACCTTCTTTACGGTTTTTAGATCCAATAAGAATATTTGACTTATTTTGCAACATAAATTCAGTATTATCTGAACCACTTGCAACTACTACACCATCTTTATAAAATTCAAATAAAGAACCAGTTTTATTTATAGCTATATGGTGTCTTTGATTATCTATAGAGGAAGAAAATGTTGTAATATTTTGACCATCATTTCTTTCAAAATAAATTGAACTATCTTCGATATAAAAAGCAAAAGGATATTGTGGATGGAATTCTCTTTGTTTTAATTCAAATGTAGCCTCTGTATCCACAGCAGCAGGTATATAATCTTCTGCAAATGACTTTACCATTAACCATTGTCTAGCAGCTGATGAAGTATTGGCAGTACAATAATAAGATATAGCAAAATCTGTATCTTTATTATAATTAAAATTATTGTTGTGGTAAACTTCTATACTACTAGAAACTGTAGAATCAAAATCAATTTTTGGTCCTAAAATTCCTTCTGAATATTTAATATTATTAGTTCTATATTCATTATATCTATGAGACTCGTCTGCTAATTTATCCTCTGTTATTCCATCTGTTTGTGGATTAGGTAAATATATTGCACTCGAAGCATTAGATGTAAAAGTAGTAATAGTAGGTATAGTGTAATCTTTGTATCTTGTTTGAGCTGCTATATATAAAGCTCTATTAGCATTATCTATAAAATCATAGGAATCAAATTTAGTGTCATATAAATTCTCTTTTCCATCGTCTCTTAAAGACTTAGATAAAGTACCATTATAAAAACTACCACTTATTGAAAATGTATTCTTTTGAATTTTTCTACCCCACATCTTTGAGGGAATAGAAATTATATTAATTTGATTATAAATTTTTCGTTCGGTAGTATCATAGTCGGGCGTACCAAATAACGAGTTAGCTCCTCTTATAACACCTGGGAAATCTTTTTCTTCCCAATCTCCATATTTGTCTATAGAAGTTATAAGGAGATTCTTATACATATCAGGAGATATAGGATAATTCCTATAATATAACTTATTCATTTGAAACCACTTTTTGGAATCGTTAGGATCTGTTATAGAAAATATATCTGATGAATCAGTTGTAAAATAACCTGTAGTGAAACTCACCCCCTTACTCGAAGAGTTGGAGGGGGTTATTTCCCATCTTTTATGAGTATCAAACTGAGTGATACTGACATCTTGCGGATTAAATTTTTTAAATAATGTTGGCATTTATACATTTTAAAAATCTAATTTAATTCTAATTAGAGCTTCTTTTGTGAAATCCTTAGCTAATGGTTGACTCATTTTAGCAACTGCTAATAAATCATTATTATCGTTATATAATCCCACAGTTGTTATAAAAGTTGTAGGTTGAGAAATCATAGAAGTATATCTTAAATTCCCTCCATCATCTATAAACGATGGATTTCCAGAGTAATTAAATTCACTATTCTTAATTCGAGCAAATAAATACTTAGCAGTTAAATCTTCTACTGAATCAAGTTCGAATTGACTTAATTTATTCATAAAATCAAGGGACGCAGTCCTATCAGTAACAGGACATGAAGCAGTAGCATTAGCTCCAAAAGCTGTGAAAGTTGAAACCCCTTCCGCTCTTAAAGCATCTCCATTTAAAAGAACTAACCCTGCATCTGGGTAAAAGAATCCATAAGATCCTGAAGTAGTAAGATTAACATCTGTTTGAGACGCTGCATACATTGCTCCATTAGTTCCAGAAATTATATTAAACTGTCTACCAATATTGGTTATTGTAGAAGAACCTGCATTGAATAAAGAATCATCTGTTAAGAAACGTGTTACACCTCCACCACTTAATTTTAAATTCCACCCTGTTTTTAAATGATATTTATATCTGGCTCTTTCTATATTTAAAGCATAAAAGTCGTCTGGAGTATAATTACCAAATTGGAAATCTGTATTTTCATCTCCATAAACTAATGTTCTATATTGTCCATAAATACTTCTAGCTGCACTATATCCATCGGAATCAGCATCTTCTTTAGTAAAATTGACACTACCACTTCCTTTCCTATTACCATATGCTATTGCCATTTGGATAGCCGCTGATGAACTCGCAACAGGATTTTCATTATATACATCTAAATAAAATTGTCCTTGTGAAGAAGCACTAGCTACAATATATTGTAGAGAACTAGTGTGAAAAGTTTGTAACAAGTTTGTGTTATCTGACCAAGTACTGGTTATAACTTGGTCTGTAGATGTGACCATGTCTGTTGAATCGAATCTAATATATGTTGCCATTTAATTAATTTTTTATTTTATACGGATACATTTCCAGTTGCTGGTGATGAAGACGTCCCTACTATATTTTTAGAAATCTCTACAGGTATT